TGGCTACTAATGCTGTCTAACGTCCAGTCATACTTATTATGTATTGTCTTTCCTAGATCATCTACAGAGTTAAGAACAACCCTAACAACTGTTATCTCTGGAGTATAAGGACAGTTTAGTGTTAGACTATATGTAGCAGAATCAGGAGTTAACGACACCTGCATACTATCAGGACTTATTGATCCCTTGTAGAAAGAGTAAGATCCACTTCCAGATAGACTCTCATCTATAACACTCACTCCATCATACACAACATCTATACCAGCCTCTCCATCTGAGAAATCATAATCAATAACAACAGTTCCTACAACATCTCCTAGATCAACACTAAATGAGTAGTTATCCGAAGAGTTCTCCTGAGATATAATCACTCCACATCCATAAACTGTAGGTTCTGATGGAAGTTGATTATCATTAAGTGATAGAATATACTCCTTCATGTAAGGATCGTATCCTCCAATGTTCTGGTAACCAACCCTATCCTTAAACTGGTTTCTAAACCAGCTGCTCATTCCAGTGTTAGATATAGGAAGCAGGTCCTCACCCTTTAGATTAAGAACCACATTTCTTTTGGTGTCTGTAAAGTAAGAGTCGTAACCGTACACAACAAAGCTCTCTGGGTTGCTACTTATTCCGTACTCCTCTATCCTTGCTATCTGAGTCCCAAGAACCTCTGGGGTAGCTGTGATAGCTCCTCCTCCAGCAGCGTCAGATAACAAGTTCTTACCAACTAACACATTAGATATCTTATCCTCCTGTAGAACAAGAACGTCTGTCTGCCTTGCGTGTAGTATGTTAATTGGACCGAACGACTTCTCGCAGTCCTTCCAGTTTACAAGCGCTAGGTTAAATTCGTTTAATTTGTTTAGGTTTGTCTCTGCATTATATATTCCACTGTATGTAATACCAGCGTACCTATGTGCCTCTTTAAAGTCCTCCTGTGAAACAGCAGTAACCCTGCTACCTAAGTAGAATGGAGTTCCTGTTAGTGCATCATTTATCTTATAGCTCTCTACCCCATTCCCAAATGAGAAGCAGTTGAAGAACTCTAAATCTATTACAGCAGGCTGTGTTGCAGTCTGATTATAAATGTTTCCATTGTGATACCCAGTTACGATGTCAAAGCTCTGACTATTCTCGTAGTATATTTCACCATTTGAAGGTTCAGGTTGTGTCTCAAATATAAGTGATCCAGATCCTGTCTCTACTCTTACATCTACAGTAACATAAATACCTCTAAAGTCAACACCACTACACTCAGGATACCCTGCTACAGCTACAAACCTAAGCCTACCCTGATCTCCAATTACTGAATATGTACCAGTAGCTGCGTTTTCAGCCTGAAAGAAAAATTGATTTACAAAGGTCCCACTATAAAATGGTTCGTTCCATCCTAAAAATGAAGTTCTTATGTCATTAGGAATAGCACCCTCTCCTCCCCCTTGCTTGCCATCGTCTAGGTTAGGACCCTCAGCATTAAACCACAAAAACATATTGGCATAATCATTTCCTGACACGAATGTTTTACTATAGTCATAAGTATAACTCTCACATTTTGGACCTCTTCTATTCCTGTACATGCTAACCTTAAATATTATCTTACTGCCAGTTGGAACCTCAAATGGTCTGTACTGTCTGTTTGTTGGACTAGGATTAGATCCAGTATATGCTGGATTCAACTCATCAAAATAATATTCAACAAAGTATTCTCTGTTTATAGATCCATTATATCTAAACGAATTAGGATTATAATCTGCTGTAAAGTTAGACGCCCTAAGTCTCATGTACAGACCTGCTGGTTCTATTATATCTTCATCTTTTTCATTTTTATTTCCATCTATAAAATCTTCTGGCTGAGAAACAAGTTCTAGAACTGTTGTCTCTACTAAGTTAGGAACAACTCCAGCAGTGTCTTGTTTTACTATAAGAGTTTGATTTTCAGATACCTTCTGTCTGTTTTCACCCTCTAATTTAAACCATGTATTATTTGAGTTATCCTTAAAGAATAGATTTGTATACACAGTCTCATATGAAGATACAGACTGCTTTAAAACAAACTTATACTTTGTAGCCCATACTGGAGGCAAGCTATTTAGTGTAACCCTAATATTATTTGATGTTTTTGAATATTCAGGATCTATAAAGATAGTGTTCTCTGTATCAACAAGTGCCGTAGAGCTCCTTAGATACTCGTCCATATAAACTATAGCAACCTCGTAATCCCTGTTACTGTGCAAACTCTTCTTAGCACCTAACTTACTAAAATATACATTCGTAGTTGAATTAGTAAAGTACTGGTATCCGTATAAGAATGTTCCAGAATCTGGTAGATATTCTGTACTAAACTTAACTGCAGGACACTGTATTCCAATTATATTACTTCCTGGAGACGCAGTTATTAAGAACGCCCCTCCTGTAGAAGTTATTCCACTATCTATATCCGCCCACTCTCCATATGTCCCATCATCTTGTTTTGGAACCTTGTCATTGTTAAACTCATCTGTAAGGGAGCTTCCTTTATTAGCGTCAGCATATGGCTTGTGTGTAGACACAGCGTCTATAAACTCCTGGCTTGTTGCTAATTGATATACAGATTCGTAATCTTTCTCTAATAAAAAAGAAAACGTATACGAAAAATTATTTGAATTTCCAGGTCCTGGAGAGTCTGGTGGATTATCAAAATTAGAGTTCCCAGAGTATGAGTTACTTACTATGTCAAACTCTATTGTCAGTACAAAGTCTTTTTTTAAACTATTATCCGAAAAATCTATGTTTATATTTGAATTAAGTATAACCTTAGGAATAATAATTCCGAACACCTTTCTTGGATCTATTGTATAACCAACTCCTGATGTATATGTAACTGGTAAAGTGTTATCTATTGAAGATTCACTTATAACCTCTAACGAGTAGTCTACTTGACCTACGTCATATCCGTCCACATAGTTGGCATACATTATCCTATTCCCGATAGACGTCTGAGCCTTTGCGGTTCTAGGTACATTATCGTACAGCCTAAGCAGCTCGCTCTCTGTAAGGGTTGTGTATATCTTTCTATTTGTGAACACAAGGGACTGAGTCGGATCATTATCAGACCATCCCTCCTTATATTTATCAAACTTCTCTATAACATTTATTATGTTTGAGTCTGAAGCCTTAAAGCACACGTCAATTCCAACAACCTGTTTTGGTCCTGTATTAAAATTTATTTTTACAGAATTAAACGAGTTTGTCATACCTATGTTTTCAAAACTATTGTAGTCTAACTCAAACTGTCCTGGCTCAAACGCTATGTCTGCAAACTGAGATAGTGCACTATACTCCCCATTGTCGTACTTGTACCTATACGAAAAAGATAAGAACTTATCTAGGATATAGTTCTCCTCTCCCGAAGAGTTATACAATGAAACTACAGGAGCACTCATTGGAGGTGCAACTATTACAGATATGTCACTCTCATCAAAGTTTACATAAGACTTTTTTACATTGATTCTCCTTGGTGGATTTAAGTTATCCGTCCAAAATAATAAGTCGTCAATCTTATTTATGCCATTTATAAGGTGTTCGCTATTAAAATTTAGATCACCTACTAGGTGGTACACTGTAATACTAGTGTTCACATTATATGACATAACAAGGTCGGCATCTGTAGACGCAACAAACCAGTATATGGTCTCATTGGTTCCATCCTCAAACGCTCCAATACACTTCTTATCACTACTTGCGTACTGAATATTAGTAAGCAATGTGTTTCCCTTTGAGTTCTCTATAGCACCAATACTCCCAAGATCGGAGTTGTTTGAAGCACCTAACTCTGTAGATCCTATTCTTATGTTTAGTGCATCTATGTACTCACCATCCTTTATGAATCTCTCGTCAAGGTCCTTGTTCATTCTTCCAGCATAGAACAATGCCTCAGCTGTATTTAGTGCCTCTGCCATAACTATTTAATCCATTTATCTTTACCTCTCATGTTCATGAGAAGTCTCCCTGGGTGAATGTTTCCTAGTCTTATTCTAGTGTTCCTTAGTATAGCGGTCTTCTCCTTCTTGGCTCTCTGTACAACGTACTCCTGAACACCGAACTTAGAGTTAAGTATCTGGTACTTAATGTATGAGTACATGAACTCCTCTGCCATCTTGTTTACGCTTACGCTAGAGTCGTCACCGTTCTCCATACCATCTGATACGTACTCAAGTATACATAACTCCCCAGCCATACCAGATCCAAAGTTAATAACTCCAGACTGCTTATCTATCCTGTATGTAGGGTTAATGTTTGCTGTCTCTGTGTTAAGGCCAAACCTAGAACCAATAGGGTAGTCGAAGTACCACATACCGTTGTAGTTAAACCCCTCTCTTCCGCTGAACGGTCCAGATCCAGGGTACATAGTCTTTTGCTGGTTTGATATTCTGTCATTGTCTAACAGCGATGTTCCCTCAAGCACATTTCCTTCCTGATCAAATAGAACCCTACAGTTGTTGTCTTGTAGGTAACTGTTACTATAGTTTGTCTGTATATTCTCTGTAAGTGGACGAAGTATTCCGTCCTTGTATAGTGATATTCTTACGTAGTTAACGTAGTTATTTGGTAGAACAAACTTAAGGTCGTCACATATGCTTATCTCAAGAACCTTTATCTCCTTAAGTGCGTCATAGTTTATCTCTTGGATTCCTCTCTTTGCATGGAACAGTACGTTGTACCTTGACACATTATTTATTAACTTGTCGTTTCCAACATACATCAACATAAAGTTGTTCACGATATCTTCAAGCGATAGGTACTGATAAGAACCCCAGTTCTCACCCTCTGGATTTCCTCCAGAATTTTCATAGTACTGATATCCAGTTAAGTATGCCATTATTATCCTTGTGTTTGTTTATTATTAGTCTGCTCAACATTTCCAAACTGATATACATCTCCCTCTCTTATAGATAGTCCAGCGTACTTTAGTATCTTAGCCACCAATAACGGCTCGTCTGTAAGGGGAAGTTCAAAGTCTTGATAGTCACTGTTCTGATTAAATACTGGAGATCCGTTGACCATTATGTACGTCCACTTTGGATCCCTAGGAACCCTTATGTACTGAGCCTTAACATTACTTATAATTGTATCTGGATACACTGTAACAGAGTCTCCCTCCTGGGTGTATGCTGGATAAAGTGTAGACGGTGATGTTAGATTAGATGAAAGTAGATTAAATATCTTATCGTGAGACACTCTATCTATCTCCTTTGATCCGTATCTTATCGTGTTAACGTAGTAGTAGTCGTTAGGAAGTGGGAACTTTCCTGCATTAATAGCAAGTGTAGATGTTGAAGATAGGTTGTCTATAACCTCCTCAACAAGTCTAACCATGTCCGCATATCCAGTCCCAGACTGTCTATTGTTCATCTTATTTATCCAGGTGTTGTACTGGTAAAAATAATCTTCAAATATATCTATCTGTGCCTGCTTAGCAAATAAATTAAAGTCATCTGGTGTTATGTACCCAAAGTTACTCTTGTTTACAGCAGACAGCACAGTACTTCTTACTGAGTCTATCATTCTTAAAAACTTTTTACAAAGATAACAAAAAAAACACCCCTTATTTTGGAGTGTTTAGTTTGAATTACTTTACGTGATTTTCTAATAACTTGAGGACCTCAATCCCCTCATCTGTCTGAAGGTATGATGCCAGTATATAATTTTTATCCTCCCCATATGGGACGGTTAGAACCTTCTTTTTATTCTGTGGTAAGTTAAAGTAAATGTCTCTATCCTTATTCTTCATAACGATTACATTATACTCAAAGAACTTAGCGCAGGTATTCTGTAACTTCAACATAGGATCGTTAAGCATACTCAAGAAGTCTGTTGGATACGACTTAGCGTAAACAAACACGTCTCTCTTAAGCTCTGCTGTAGACATCTTCTCGATGTTTACTCCTAATAAAACTCTAGCTACTGCCTCTAACATCTCAACATTTAAGTCTCTAGCTGCTATCTGAGCGTCTAGTTCTGCATTAAAGTGTTCAATATCAGTTGCGGCATTCTTCTCATTGTTAACCTCTTCGAAGACATCTCCATATCCTGGATGCAACGATAAAAAGTACTGTAGAACTGGATTTGTTTTAGGAACAACTAGTGCCCCATCAACAAAAACAATTGGCTCTAGTATAGAGTTTCCGTCCTGTTCTTCCTCGAATGGTGATTTTTGATTTACGGCATATCTTAATGCCCTGTTTGATGCTCCATCGAAGTGAAGTAGAGGTGATCTACGTGTATTCCTTGATGATAACATGTAAGTAAGTGGAGTTGTGTCTCCCTTTAAAACGTAGATCTTGTCTACTGGTACTGCTTGATTTTTCATTTGATGTGATTTAATTTATTAAAAAGAACACGGCGATGATCGCCGTGTCCCTCTATTAAGGTATTCTAGTTTGTGAACAAGAAGAAGTTATTAGCTCCTAATGTACATAAAGCTCTTTCAGATAAGAAGTGAACCTCCATTGCATCTAAGCTAGAAGTTTGTGCTCCACCTGCAGAACCTGTGATCCAAGTCTTGTAACGTCTGTCTTCTGTTTCAGAAGCTCTGTAACGTACGTGCAAGAATGGACGTTTAGCATTTTTACCAAGAACTTGATCGTATACTGTAGTAGATCCAGCTGGAACTAATACACCATTGATAGCTCCACCAACGATACCACCTCTTAATGAAGCGTCGTTCAAGTACTTCCAGTCAGTTTTGTAGAAGTCATAACCTCTACGGAAACCTGTGAATCCTAAGTTCAATGCCATCTCTTTATCGTTATCAAACAAACCATAAGATGTACCACCTGCTCCATAAGAGTTTTGTTGAGCTAACATATCGTCAATGTCGAAAGAGAACTGACGGTTAATGAACAATACATTCTCTTCGATAGCACCTTGCTTGTCAAGTCTCTTGATGATCTCATCAAAGTCAGACAATGCAGTTGGGTTACCACCACTGAATACGTTACCTCTGTTTCCGATAACATAGAACATACCCTCAGATCCTTTGTTTCCTACAGATGTAGTAGCAATAGCTCCAGAAGCTGCCTCAGCAGGAACTGCCTCGATCATAGACATCTCTAAGTAATCCTCGAAACGTAAACGAGTTTCGTGCTCTGATTTGATATACCACAAGAAACCTGTAGCTCCATTCTCAGTTGTAACCTCAACCCATCCAATTTGTGCCATGTCAGATCCAGTAACAGCGTACTTCTCTTTGATGATGATTGGATTGTTAGAGAAGATAGAGTCAGAAGCCTCAACAGACTCAACCATTCCTTCTGTTCCTTTTCTAAACTCAGAACCATATACAAAACAACTTACAGTATCTGTAGCTGCAAATGTTTGTCCTGCAGCTGCGTAGTATGCAACATTGAATGTATTAGCACTAGAAGATACAGCTGTGATGATACCCTTGTTAGATTTTGAAGAGGCATTATCAGAGATCAATACTGTTTGACCAACTTTAAACGCAATTCTAGCAGTACCAGAAAGGTTAGAAGATGGGATCAATGTGTCGTTAACTGTGATAGTTGCAGTATCAGCTCCAGCTGCTGCACCAGATTCGCAATCAACGTACTTAGTGTGTAGACGACCTTGTTCAGCCCATTTGATAAGGTCTGATGTAGAAGGCATCTCAGCTCCAACAGCTCTTAAGAAAGATGCTACTGAGCGATTACCATAACGCTCGAATTCTTTTTCGTACGTGTCTGGAAGGTACTGATTCAAAAAGTTGAAGTCAGTGATGTAATTTGTTGCAAGAGTTTGTCTCGTTGCACTTGGTTGTAATGCGTACCCTGGGGTACTAGCTACTTCTGCTGCCATGATTTTGTGTTTTAATTGTTTCTATTACTTTTTATTTTTAATCCTCTCCCACTTCCACTATCGCTAGCTACAACTTTAAATCCTGACTGGCTGATTGACTGTGGTACATTTCTAGTATCCATATCAATATTCTTAATTTTTTTTGCATTATCTAATAACGCTTCAGCCTTGCCCTGTTCGTAAAAGAACGTGGCCATTTTTTCTGGATTCATAGCAGCTGCTAATGAACGGTGGTAGCCAACATGATCAGATATCATTCCATTTGCATCTATATACTTAGATATAAAGTTTGAAACATCTGATTGAATTTTCTTAGTCTCTCTAACATCTCCAGGTGAAAACTTAACTGTCTTATCTCCTATAACGAAATCAAAACCTTTGAAATCATCAGAGAAAAGTTCCTCCGTCTTCTTTTGAAAATACTCAGATTTTCTATAATTTTCTTCTTGTTGACTCTGTGAGTCTTGAACGTATTTCTTGTAGGCGTTGTAAGTCTCCTTCTCATCGTCAGAGACAAGACCTCCAGCTGACTCAACTGGTATCCTATAAGCCTCCTTTGAATCCTCAAAGTACTTCTTAGCCTTAGCAAGCTCTTTCTTCTTGGCGAGTTCTTTCTTCTTGATATCCTTTGGATCGTCTAGGTCCTCGTCGTACGAGAACTTTTCCTCAATCATATAAGCGATATCCTCATTGTCTAGATCTTCATCTGTCTGTGAGTAGTACTCTGCCAACAATGAGTCTGAATCCATTGAGTTGTAGTCCCTGTTTAACTTAACAAAGTCTTCAATCCCACGTCCAGTCTCTTTCTTATATTTGAAGTATGCAGAAACGTCACCTGGTAACTCCTCTGCCTCTTCTCTCT